CATCAAAACTTTTTAGCATTCCTATATTTTGGAGTGGGATATTTTACCTCCTTTTGTTGCATGTTTACAGGCGAAGAGGTATATGTAAAATCTTTTGGAGTTCTTTTATCTATATATTACACATACATGATCTCTGAACAATTTATAGATGAATAAACTATACACAATACTAATAATTGCTTTTTTATCTTCTTGTAGTCCAAATACTAGATTTACGAGACTTATCGAAAAACATCCATATTTATTAACAACTGACACTATTACTCAGATAGACACAATTAAGGTTGAAGTTCCTAGGGTTGTTCACGACACTATAATAAATGAACACTTTTTTCACGAAATATCAAAAGACACATTAATACTTGAGAAAGAGAGGCTTACAGTTAAAATATTTCACGACACTATAAATAAGTACGTATATATAGGGGGTGAGTGTGACACTATTACTATTGAGAAGATAGTAGAGAGAAAAATACCTGTAAAGTACTATGAAAGAAAGCCTTGGTATACAAAAGCTTTAAATTATCTTATAGTATTTTTATTAACTTTGTTTCTAGTATATATTACTTATAGAATTTTAAGAAAATACTTATAATGAAAACATACATATCAATAGCAGCTGCATCTATCATAGCTGTATTGTCCCCAGTAGCTCCTATGATATACATATCTCTATTTGCTATATTCCTAGACACTTGTTTTGGTGTTTGGAGAAGCGTAAAGAAGAATGGATGGACAGCATTTAAAAGCAGAAGACTTTCAGCAACCCTTAGTAAATCTCTACTTTATTCCTTAGCTATAATATTGACTTTTCTAGTTGAGAAGTTTATAGCGGGAGATTTAGTGGCTCATTTCATATCTATAGAACTTGTAATGACAAAAATAGTTGCTTTCTTTTGTGTTGTAGTTGAGATCAAATCAATAAATGAGTCTGTAGAAGACGTTACCGGGAAAAACATGTTGCAATGCCTTAGACAATTTATTACAAGGGCTAAAAACGAAGCAAAAGACTTGTCTAAATAATGGGGTAATACTTGTTATATCAATTGCTTATATTTGTGCAACATTAATAATGAAAATATGTCAAAAATAGTTACATGTCCTAATTGCAATTCTGATTTCGATATAGCAATAACACCAATGAATACAGAGTCAAAATATTTATGGATTCTTGACAATGGTCATGGTGGAATAATAGATGGCGAATATCAAACTCCAGGAAAAAGGTCTCCAGTGTGGCCTGATGGAAAGCAATTATTTGAAGGGGAATTCAATAGAGCTATAGTAGATAGGCTGATGGATTTATGCAAGGCAAACAATATAGATGCCATTAACTTGGTAGATACTCAAGAAGACGTTCCTCTGTCTTACAGAACAGATAAAGCCAATTCAATAGCTAAATCTTCAGGAAAGCCTTGCATGTATGTAAGTATACACGCTAATGGTTTTAGTGATGAATCAGCTAATGGATGGGAAGTTTACACGTCTCCAGGTGAAACTAAATCAGATGGGATAGCAACTATTCTGTTCGAGAAAGCTGTAAGAGAGTTTAAAGGGGAATATATGAGGCAATCAACATCAGATGGAGATCCAGACAAGGAATCAAACTTCTATGTATTAGTAAACACTACTATGCCTGCAATACTATCAGAAAACTTCTTTATGACTAACTCTGATAACTGCCATAAGTATTTAATGACTGAGGATGGTAGAGATAGAATCGCTAAGATTCATTTTGAAATGATACAACAAGTAGAAAATGGCTAGGAATAGATACGCAGGTAAGACATACGGAACATCTAAGACTGCTCAGTATTACAAGAAAAACAAGGCAGCTAGGAATAAAAAGCGTAAATACGATAAGGAGTACGATAAACAGCCGTGGAGAAGAAAAGCTCAGGCTATATTAAAGGCTATTAGAAGAAAGAATGGTACTGATGGTAATGGAGACATGATGGATGAAGCTCACACATCTGGAACAAGCACTAAAAAACAGCACTTTTCAAAAAATAGAGATAGCTCAGATAAATCTAAGCATCATCAAAAGAAGCGTTTAAAAAGAAAATCAACGCGAAAAGCCAAAAGGGCTAAAAGAAAAGCTAAGAAATCTTAACGATCAAGGAAACGCTAACATTCGGAAACCTTTCATTTATTTTCTTAAGAATAGACATTCCATGAGGCCCTCTACCTTCTTCTGCGATTAGGAGGGCTTTCTCTTTTATTCCTAGCTTTTGAGCTAACGGCTCTGCATGTATTTTCAAGTGCTGTATTCTAATCATTTCGATTATTTCCCCTATATCTTCTGCTGTGTAATCTAATGCGTATTCTTCCATAATGTTAATTTTTGTTAAAAGAGAGGAGGAAAATGAAAGAAAACCCCCTCCCTTTATTCACCCTATATTAAAAAGGAGTTATTTCCTCTTCTTGTTTTTTAGTTTCAGCGTTTTTATTCTTTAAGAAAGTCCTGAACATGGTGCAGTTAATCTCCTTAATGCTCCTGTCGTTTCCTTCTTTGTCTGTCCAAGAATTTGTTTGGATAGCTCCCTCAATATAAAGCTTATCTCCTTTTTGGATATTAGAGGCTCTCTCAGCAAGATTTGGAATACCGAATATACATCTGTGCCACTCGGTCTTATCTATCCACTCATCGCCCTTCTTATAGCTCTCTGACGTAGCTAGAGAAATCTGGACAAGCTTTCTTCCTTTATCAAATTCTTTTACTTCTACATTTCCTACATTTCCTAGTAGGGTTACTCTGTTAATTGTTGACATTTACTTTGTTTTTAATTTATTTACAAATTCTCTGACTTGCTTTTGATTATTAAGCCAGATTACATCTGCGAAAAGATCATCCTTTAACCTATATTTTAGTATTTTGTATTTAATCTTAGAGGTTTCGGTAGCAAACCCTTTAGTATCAAGATATATGACCGAACCATTATGGTTTATCACAAAGTCTATCAACATTGTTATAGCTCTTATGGTCTTACCGTTAAACTTAAATTTATCAAACAATACTACTTTCTTTTGAAATTCAAAATCTATATCGCATTCCTTTAATACGTTGTAGCAGAATAACTCAAGCTTAGAGTCGAATTTAATTCCATCTACAACTACTTTTTTATTTCCGTATTTTCTACGAGTTGTATACATAGTATTCTTTCCCGTATACACAGATAGTTATCGGACCATCTATTTTCTGAGGAAATTTTACTTCTATTTTTTTAGATAACTTTTTTTCAATAAAAAGATTAATCTTGAATAACATTCTATCCCAAAACTTCAGTTTAGATATAATGTTACCTATAACCTTTCTTTCTGTCGCTCTCATTTCTACTTCTGCGAGCTCCTTCATCACTTCACTTTCTTTGTATATGGTAAAGTCTCTTTCTATTATGGGTTTTAGCTTAGGCTTTCGATAACCTTTTTGTTTTAAGACTTTGCCATCTTTTCTAAACCTAGGTTTCCCATCTATGCCCAGCTTGCTCATATTAGATCCATGAACTTCATCAAACAACATCTCTATTCTATCCGCCAACCCATGTTCGTGGGCAGTACCTAATAATATATAAAGAATATCGCACATTGCATCAGAAACATCCACAATGTTTTTTGCTTCACCTAGCTCATTTACTTCTTCTTGTAATAGCTTTTGTCGAAGTCTTGTCCTTGATTTCTTGAGCATCGTTGGCTTGCTTGGACAATCCACGCTAAAAGCCTTTTGAAACTCTAAAACCTGTAAAAGTTGTTTTTCCATGTTTAACTTTTTTAATTACTTACAAATATAACAATTAATGTATACACTAATGAATAACAGGATTAAACTTATAACATAGTTTTGATAAGAACTTTATGTTCTCTATCTTTATTATAGAAAATGCTATCTTATTAAATTCACTCCTGTTTATATACTTATCATAGACACCTCTAAATAGCCTCTGCTTTAGCTTTTCACTAGCCACCTTTCCATCAAGCAAAGTAATTGGATGCTTTTCTAGCTTTATTGTTCTTTTGTCAAATCCTTTTCCCTTTCTCGGTATGGAAACATCCAACTCAATATCAGCACAGTAGACCATAGGTTCAGTATCTTTAAATATGTCTATCACTTATTCTTGTAATCTAAATCTCCGTTTTTAGTTAATAGATTTCTAACCTCTTTTCCGAACTCTGTATCATTAGAGTATAGGCACTCTAAATGAACTACAAGCTCACCTACATGGCATAATGTAAACCTATTGTTCTCAAGGGTGATTTTTGTCTGTTTTGTTTCTTTTTTCTTTGTCATAATAATTTAATTTAAAATGGTTGTGAGCCTGAAAAATCAGTATTCGGTTTTAATTTCGTTTGATGATAAACGGGCTCTAAATTGTTTTCATTTTCCCAAGCAGGTATATTTGAATCAAACTGTAAGAGTATATCTTCTAAGTCTCCATCTCTGTGTTTTGCTATAATAACATAGCCATCTTTTGCTAATGGGTTAGATTCTCTTTCTTCTGGCTCCATATAGTAGCCTGCTCTATACAAGAACGCAACTATATCTGCGTCTTGCTCTATGTCTCCTGATTCTCTCAAATCACTCAACACAGGTTTCTTATCCGTTCTATGCTCTACAGCCCTAGACAGCTGTGCAAGTGCAATAACGGGTATCTTTAATTCGTTAGCCATATCTTTTAGCTTCCTCGATACGTCTCCGACTTCATTGTTTCTATTTTGACTACCTGGAGATTGTATCTTCTGAATATAATCTATAACAACGTAGTCTAGTCCGTGAGAGAACTTCTCTTTGTATACCATAGACATTACTTCTGATATGGTAAACGAACCAGCTGATATCTTAAAGTTAGATTTTATTATCTCATTCTTAACTTGAGCATATTTTAACGATTCTCTTCTTTCGAGGTTGCCTCTCTTTATTGAATATCCAGGTATGTTTCCATGAACTGAAACTATTCTTTTCATTACTTGAACCTCATCCATTTCACACGATATGAATAAACCTTTGTAATTATTTCTAATACTAGCGTTAGCCATAAGACCTAATGCAAACTGAGTCTTTCCCATTGCAGGTCTAGCAGCTATTATGATGAGGTTAGTTGGCTGCATTCCAGAGGTTACACGATCAAACCTTTCGTATCCTGTCTTGATTCCATTTATACCCTCACTCTTAGAGGCACTAAGCATTCTATCATCTAACTCATCTAACAACTCCTCGTTTGAGTACTCGTTTTTATTTATTATGGACTTATACTTATTGTCTACAACATGAGACTGTATCAAATCTAAAACATTCTTAGGGTCATATTCATCTGAGTTAGACATGTTTACAATTACGTTTCCAAGGTTTGTGTGTTCACATCTTACACTCTCAGATACAAGCATAGATATAGCACTACCCAATCCTTTCTTTTCTGAGTAATCAAACATTGAACTCAGGTCTGAAAGCATTACCGGGAATTTCTTTTTATCTGATTTAGAAGGCAATGTTTCTTTTGCTTCTTGATACAATGATATAAGATTTATTTGCTGACGCTTTGCATACAAGTTAC